TGAATATGTAAATCATACGATGCCTCCTATGGCTAGTGATGTTGAAGGCGGTGGTAAGTTCGTGAATCGCTCTGATGAATTTTTTGTGATTCACAGATACACGCAGCATAGTCAGGATTGGATCTTTACAGATATTCATGTAAGGAAGGTAAAGGAGTTAGAATCTGGAGGTAGACCTACACCATTAGATCTACCGATCAGGATGGAATCTACAAATGGAAATTGTGGGTTTAGAATAAATGGAATAAATTTGGTAACTAAAGAAAGACAATTAGATGGATCTCCATTTTGAAGGTAATAGGCTATACTATATGGAAAAGGAATCAGAGTTATATCAGGCTCTAGATTACCTAAGTAAAGAATTGAGTGATCAGGAATCAATGACTAAAGAGCAGATGTGGGAGGTGTTTCATATCTGTGCTGATACCGCAGCAGTCTATAGACATATAACAGATTACTTTACGACTCTAGATAAACTGATCCTAGATGCTAGGATTAAGAATGGGAAATTGAAGCAGGAGTTGTATGATCTGAAGAAAGAGAATCACAAATTAAATGAGATGCTAAATAGAGAGATGGATGGATTTTAAAAGAAAGATGCTCAACGGACAGAGGTTTGAGATCAATGGTATGGAGTTCGTATGTATGGAGACTCATGCATATCTACAAACGAGAACCGATCAGGAAGAATCAGATATTGATGTAGGATCTAGTTATTACATAGTCAGGAATACATCAACAGGGAGACTACACAGGATCCCATTTCAAAAGATAATAGATAAAGAAAAAGAGATAACATGGAAGATTTAAGTAAGATATTGAAGGAGTATTATGATGAGATCAATCTGATCCCTAACAACTCTAGAGAAACAGAACAGGTATATGCGAGATCAGCTATGATGGTCTCAATGAGAAAGTATATGACCTTGATGCAGATAGGCAGGATCTTTGATAAGAATCACGCTACAATACATCACGCAGTTAAGAATCACGAGATCAATCATGATTGGAGTGAGTTGTATAGATTCTACTTCTCAACTGCAACGCAGATGCTCTTGGATTGTCCTATTGAGAACATTCAAAGTGATAACAGATTACAGGCTCAGTTCACTAGACAGAAGATGAGAATTGTAGAACTAGAGTATGAAGTGCAGAAATTAACACTGAAGTGTCAAGAATTGAATGATAATTGCAGTATATTACGAAAACAAAATAAAAACTTTAAAGAGTTGATAAATGCAAATTGAATTTAGCCCTTTATATGGATTGATGTTTGGCATTAATTATGCTTACTATCCTGAGGATATTGAGCGTAAGCCATTGCACCTGATCCAGATGGGACTAGGTTTAGTTATGGTACAAATAGCATGGGAAGAATAGAAACATTCTACAGGAAGAATTTCAAGAGACTCACAGGATTTATTAAGGAATATACTGATGGTTCTTATGAGATTGCATCTGACATAGTTCAGATGGTGTTTGTACGACTTTTAGAATTAGAGAGCGAAGGGAGAACCAACTTTTACGAGGAGGACTCCCTTAACTTTTTTTATGTCTATAGATCATGCATCAATACAGCATTCAAATATCAGAGAGCAAAGAAGAGAATCAACAAGGTATCTCTAGAGGATTTACATATTGACTACCATTTAGATCAGCCATATCCAGAGGAGAAAGCAGCACTTGAGAAACTCATAACGATAATGGAGGATGAGATGAAGGAACTTCATTGGTATGATGAGAAGATGATCAGGATCCACATGGAGGGAACGAGTATGAACCAGATCCATAGAGAGACAGATATAGGTTTAACATCAATTAAGAATACGATCAAGAATGGCAAAGCAAGAATCCACGACAGGCTCAGAGAAGATTGGGAAGACTTCAACAACGGAGACTACGAACAAATCTAAAAGAGGTAGACCTAAGAAGAAAAAGCCTAAGGGCTTAGGAGATACCATTGAGCAGATCACAGAAGCAACAGGAATCAAAAAGGTAGTCAAGGCTATTGCAGGTGAGGATTGCGGATGTGATGAGCGTAGAGATAAGTTGAATAAGATATTCCCTTATTCAAGACAACCTGAATGCTTAGAGCCTGATGACATTGAATACCTAGATTCTGGTGTTTTAAGAAAGACAACTCTAAAGTATGAGGATCGTGAGAGGATCGCTACAATTCATGCTAGAGTTTTTAACCATAAGTTTGACATCCCTTGTACCTGTTCACCTAAGATATGGATGCAATGGATGAGAGAACTTCAAGAACTGCTAGATGCAACTAAGGAAGTATCTTAAGGAAGGGAGAAAACTTAGTGATGATAGAACCGCTATTTGTGTTGATGTAGGCAAATCAGGAGAAGCATTATTCAAGGAACTCACAGGAGCACATAAATCTTCACTTGCTGATGACAAGAAGCACATAGACTTCTATTGGGGAGATATGAAGGTGGATGTCAAAGGATTGAAGAAGATGCATCATTCTGGATATATCCTTCTGGAGTTTATCAATGTCTGGGGAGGTAATGGATGGTGCAGTAAGAAAAGCAAGGCAGAATATATAGCCTTTCAATTTCCAGATGCCTTCTATATATTCAGGAAGAATCACCTGAGGAGAAGAGCATTAGATCTATGTGAGGAGTTTGATAGGTCTAAGGTCTTGAGAAAGAATTGGATTCCATATCAGGAAGCGATGTATAAGTGGGTAGGTAGATATAGTGCACAGGATGTATTTACTTATCTGAAGATGGAAGATGTAGAGGATCTGATCTTTGAGATCCTACCATATAAAATAGTAGAGAAATGATATTGATATTATTTGGAATAGGATTAGGTATTGCTCTTAATCAGATCAGATCACTCAATAGGAGAGTTGATGACTTAGAGACATTCATTGGAGAAACTTTTTTTGATGAAGATAGCGAGTAATTAAAAATCTTTGTTTATATTTATCTTATCATTAAAAACAGAGAGATGAAAGCAAACAAAATTATTTATTTCGTAGAAAGAGATTCAAAAGGTAAATGGGTTCAAGATTATGCTTTTGCAGTTTATGCAGAAACAAAAGATATCCTTTACAATCTTATCAAGGAACATATTACAGACAAGGGTAGAAAACCTATGGGAATAGCTAACTGCTATCATGACTTTGATCATTTAACCTTAATAAAATAAGCTATGAAAAAGATTGATTGGAATAAGGTAGCAGTAGTTGCATTCTTGCAGACTATGGTCATTCTAGGAATGGTTGCTATGATAGCAGTATTTGAATTAGTAGAAATCTTAACCTGTTACTCATGTTAATGTTAGATGGTGCTGACTACGATCAGCAATGGTTAATAGATAAAGCCAGAGGTGATGAGTTCTATTATGGAGCATTGAATAAGATAGCATTATCCTCTTCTAGTTGCAAGATGCTTCTAGATAGTCCTAAGACATTTCATAATGTTATGAAGTATGGATCTAATGATTCAAGCCCTGCTCTTTTAATGGGTAGGGTAATTCATACTATGATCTTAGAGCCTGAGAAGTTCAATTCTATTTTTGAGGTTGTGGATGTCACTTCAAAGAACACTAAGGCCTTCAAGGAGGCACAAAAGGATAATGAACGAACCTGTATCACTAATAAGGATATGGAAGCAGGAGAGCGTATGGCAGATGCCTTCTTCCGCAACGAGGTCGCTTTGAGTTATCTTACGGAAGCAGAATGCGAAGCACCAATGGTTGATTTGATAGGTGGCTTCCCCTTTAGAGGCAAGGCGGATATTAAAAGAGGTAATGAAATTACTGACATTAAAACAACAACCGATCTCAAGGCCTTCAAATACTCAGCAGACAAATATGGCTACGATCTTCAATGCTATATCTACTGCAATCTATTCAAGACCTCATATAAGGACTTCACATTTATAGTATTAGATAAGTCATCTACAGATATAGGAATCTATGATGTATCAGAGGAGTTCTATAAGAGAGGAGAAGCAAAGTTCAATAGAGCAATATCTTTGTACAGAGACTTCTTTGTTAGAGGTCAGGATCTAGATACTTACACAATTACAGGAACATTATGAAAGTGCTTGAATTATTTGCAGGATCCAGAAGTATCGGTAAGGTTTGCGATGTTTTAGGATATGAAGTATTCTCTTCAGATATCAATGCTTTTGATGGGATTGATTATGTAACAGATATACTAGACTTTGAGGAAGGACAAGTGCCTTTCATACCTGACATCATCTGGGCATCTCCACCTTGCACAAGCTATTCAATAGCTGCTATTAGTCATCATAGAAAGGATGGAGTAGCAACATCTGACTTCGCTAAGAAGAGTGATATGATGATGGCTAGACTTCAGGAGATATTAGAATACTTCTTAAAGTTAAATCCTGATCTGATCTATTATGTGGAAAATCCTAGAGGGATGCTGAGAAAGATGCCCTTCATGAGTTACTATCCATTAAGACATACATTGACCTATTGTCAATATGGAGATGATAGAATGAAGCCAACAGATATCTGGACAAATAACTTTAATTGGAAGCCTAAACCAATGTGTAAGAATGGCGCACCTTGTCATGTGGCCGCTCCTAGAGGAAGTAAAACAGGTACTCAGGGGTTAAAGGGAAACTATGAGAGAAGTATAGTGCCTCCGATCCTGTGTGCAGAAGTCCTGATCAGCATATGAAGAAGCATACTAAGATTTATATGAAGCACTTCAATTATGTTCTAGATGATTTCATTCCCTGTGAGATCTGCGGAGGCAGAGCAGTTGATATTCATCATATAGAGAATAGAGGAGCAGGAGGTGCTAAGGACAAGGACAGAATAGAGAACCTAATGGCTCTATGTAGAGCAGATCATATTAAGTACGGAGATGTACCTAATAGAGTTCAATGGTTAAAGGACATACATGAACAAAGGATGAATGGAGGTAGGTAGATATTGGGCGGTAACCAACGGAGTATCTATACTGCAAGGGGGGTTCAACTCCCCCCCATCCTACAAAATCAATTACTATGAATAAGATGAACCAATTCCTACGCATAGCAAATGCGAGACTAAAGAAGGTGTATCCTAACAAGATACAGAGAAAGGCTTGGGCTGCTAATATGTGGCGCAGGTATGTTGAGAGACAGAACATAGAACACGACCTTTAACACCAAAGAGAGATGAAAGAAGATGAGATATTATTTATAGATGCTAAATGTAAATACAAAGGAAAGGTTTATTATTTAGATGAGATTGTATTTAAGTATCAAGGCTCATTGCAGTATTGGAATTATCTGGAGTTGAATAAGAAAAGAAATATCTTAGAACCTGTTCAATTGTATGATGTGAATATAAAAGCAAGACTTGGTTTCGCTAATAAAACAAAAACTTATAGAACTGCTATTAAGACTGAAAAAGAAATAAGAAATGTTATTACAGGTCAATACAATTAAAGATTGCAACTGCAATACTACAGATATAGTAGATCTATGTCTGAGAGATTTAAATCAAAATGGAATAGAAAATGACTGAGTTTGAATTATTCAAGCATGGAGTAAAGCTAATGGC